GTAGTCGCCTTTTTCCATGTCGGACTTTCGCACTCGCTTGAATGCTTGTCCTCCAATGGAGAATCCACGAAGGTTACCCTTGCGGATTTCAGCGGCTACTTCACGAGCCTTCTCAATATCATTGCGGAGTTGTACAACAACGAACATTCCTGTGTCATCCACTTCGGATTTCCACATTCGTCCGTTAGAATCAATGTAGTTGTCAATCACTTCACCAACTTGAATGTTGGAATGTGCCAATTGTACATTGCGGTATTTGTCACCTTTCATGAACCCATCAAAAGCATCTCGTAGTGCTCCACGGGTAATGAGGTCACCTTGCTTGTCAACAAGTTCAACCGATGCGTATCCAGCGACAACCAAATCGTTACCACTCTTGAGAAGAGTGATACCGTCAGTAGGTCGTTGCATCGTAAGCATTAACCATTCGACTGATTGTTATGGTATTTATACCACACGCTAAGAATGAGATACTAATGGTTGGTCACCATCGTAGTCTATAGATAAATTTTCACCTTCATCTGTTTGTACCTTTATGTGGTTCAGTCTGTCTTTTTTCTTCTCTTTTATTTCATCGTGATTTTTCTTTTCACCATCAAAATCGGGAAGTGTGGATTCGTTTCGTAATTGTGTGGGGCCACGAGGTGATTCTTGTGGGGTTCCTACATCTATACCCAAACCTTTCGGACCTGTCCATGTCATTTTTTCTTTGGAAATTTTATCCAGCGCACGAACAATAATTTCCAACGCCTTCTTAGTTTGATTTGGTTTGAGAATACGACTATCATCATCTTCTTCAAGAATACCAACACTACCTTCATCCATTTCCTCTTCTGTTGGTTTTTTAGGCATATCTACCTCGGTTGCTTTGGTCAAAATTCCCTTCATCATAAGGGGAGCAACACTCGACCAATAAGGCAAAAGACTCTCAGCCAAAACCACAGGATAATCACTCTTCATCATATCGCCCATTGTGCTTTTCGGAGAATGTACACACCACATACCGTCCAAGTCTTCAACTTGATAACGAACAGTATCAATGTCTTTGAGAATAATCTGTATTTCACCTTCACTACATTCTATGTCATGAGGAATTAGTAACGGCTCAAATGCTTTTGTCATTAGGTCGAGCGATTCTGTGCTGGCGGCACCCTCTCCTTCACCCTCTCCTTCAAGTTGTTTGAATTGCACATTGTACACCGGACGATTCTTTCGATTCTTCTTTGAAATTCCTGTGATAGAAGCACGAACAATATCACCTATTTTGAATGTTTTAGATTGATTATGTGCTGTACCCACATCCATATACTGTTCTCCCTTATGTTCAATAGCCCTGTTTCCAAGCCCATCAATTTCAAGAATTGGTCCTGCACCTAACTGGTAAGTAAACGGTCCTTTTCCACGACGGTCAAGAACAATGAAGTTAAAATCACGAGTGCTTCGATACACAATCCACTTTGGGTGTCGTCGCTCTCCACGCATGTATGTAGATTTGTTGTCACGAAGAAGGATGTTTTCATGGTCTTCTTGTAAATTCTTTACAGCCTCTTCAAGACCATCATCATCAGTCATACGAGTGTCATGAGGTCCGGGTACTATGACATGTTCTTGACTATCAAACTGCGAACGAAGAATCTTAAGTCGCTCAAACAAAGCCATCTCAGCCACATTTGTATCATCATAATTGATAATGTCGATAATGTTGAGTTCTTCTTCTCCAAGTATAGCGTCTAATGTGTAGTTCTTGTCATTCATCTTATCAAGTGCTTCTTTAGTAGATTTACGAAGTCCTTTCTTCCGACCATTCTCATCATACGCTGTAATTTCATCATCACTGCGTACAATAACAATTCTTTTGCCATTGTACCATTTACTCACTACCCATGAACCACTAAATCCTCTCAAGTGCTCAAGGTCACTCATTTCAAAAATACGGTGCATAGGGCGAACAGGTGGACTCCACTTAGCATCATCACTCTTTGTAAGCATAATATCGGGGTCAAGCATCGAAGTAATTAAGTTCGTCATTTCGCTGGCGGCGACTGTGTAAGGAACCTCGCTGGTAGTTTCAGCGGTTTCCATGTTCATACTTTGATGAGCGTTATCGGGATACATAGGAGGCGGTGCATTACCCCACACATTTTGTACAGTATCTTTCCCATGTACAATTGTAGAAAGTTCTTCGGGTACACTGTGGTAAAGACCTGTTTTCACTTGACTTCCTACCATAACATTACCCTGTGCGTCAAATTCTGCTCCAAGAGTAGGTGATGCTTCATATCCGTGATGCCACGCACCCGAATCAAAAGTATCCATAATTGAAGTGTTATTTGGATTAGGGGTTCCTACTGGTCGTTGTCCCATTCCAGCAGACTCAACAATTTCTTCACCCGGAGTAAAGATTCCTTCTTCTTCATCTAAAATTCTTGGGTCGAAGTGAACAATGGTATCAAGATGATTCTTTGTTTCATTTGTTTTACGGGCTTTTGTTTTACTCGCAGTACCTTTGGCATTATGTACATCTCCTGTAACAACACCTAAACCAGCAGACAAAAGCGACATTTGAAATTGCTGTGGGTTAAGTTGCATGGCAACACCACGAGGTATTGCATGTGAAAAGTGAGTTCTCGATTGCTTAGTATCCATTCCAGCGTGTGTCTCTTTGAATGTTTGATGGTATCCGTTTTCCCTCACACTTCGGTAAAATCTTTCTTCATCGGTTAATTCTTCTTCGGGTTTACTCATCAACTCTTCACTTGAAAAATGATTAAGATTGATACCTTGAAAACCCTCCATCTTACCACTGGTAAGGATGTCTTTCACAGTCGATGCAAAGAGCGGTGTGTTTGCTTTTGTAGAGGCCTCGATGAGTTCTCGTGCTTTTTCCTTTGCGACGGGTGTTGCTTCCACATTGAGAATTTTTAGCACTTCGGGTACACTCATATTTCCATCAATCATCTTTCCGTCTGTAGAAAGATGATTTGCTACAGTTGAATGAAAGGGAATGGTACCCTTTGCTTTTACCTTTGAATCTACATCTATACCGTAGTTTGTAGTGTGTAACCCATGTACAGAATGAGGAACATTGAGAATATATCGTTGAGCGTCACGGAAGAGTTGTGCGTTGTTATCAATAAACTGTTGAGGGTTATTTGGATTAAACGCTTCGGGGTCATGTTCAAGATACTTAGGAAGAATAATGTCACGGGCTACTTGAGCAACTGTCATTCGATGCCCACTCATTAGTTGTTGAGTTCGATTTGCATCTTTTTCCCAATGGCTACTTTGCTTCTTATTCGTATTGTCAGCAATTCTTTGTTGAATTATCGCTAATTCTTTTTCTTTACCGATTAATTCTTCTCTCAAAGAAAACTTTTCTTGTGGTGTTTGTGCATTGGCAAAAAGTTGATTCAATTCAGTCATTTCAGTAATCAATTCATTTTCTTTTTGCGAGGCTGGTAAGTCGCCACCAAACTGCAACATTCTTGTTATTGCGTCAGTTTCACTTGGAACTAATACGGTCTTATTTTTTTGGTTTTTGGTTTTTTGTGCTATCTCAGCGTGCATTCCTGTCGGTGTAGGATTGTCTTTAGAAACAGGTTGACCAATTAACATCCTAAGTGAATCATCCAATTTTTTATCATCAAATACACCCAAATTACGAGCAAGCATCGCACGGTTTAATTCATCATGATTTTCTTTATCGCTGAGAAATTCAAGAATTGCTTTAGGATTTTTGGAGCCAATAATTTTGGACACTAAATTCACAGCGGTAAGCCCGTGATTTAATGTCTTATCATCCAGCACCTTATTCTTCATAGCATCAAAAGAATATCCCTTGCTTCCCCATCGCATGAAATCAATAAATTCTTCTTTAGTGCTTCCACCACTAAATGCCTCATCGCCTCTCAAAAAATCCTTTACATTCATCATATTCCTTTTGGCAGGTGTGTTAAGATGGTTCATACGACCACCAAGCGTTTCAACAAAGTGCGCTAACATTGCACTTTTATGCATGTTTGTGTCACTCGGTGTTGAACCGTAAGCGGTTTTACCAGCAATGTGTAGAGTAGGATTTGAAGTATGTGGAAAGGCAAAAGGAATTAAATGAGGTCCATAACGATTCTTTCTTTCTGCTTGAGAAAGGTGTCGAATAGCGTATTCATATTCAGGATTTAGTGAAGATTTGTGTTCGGCGTGATTGTTTTTATCGGTGGTACCCTCTCGGTTTTTCTTTTTCTTAGAGGCACCAAAAGGACTCAATAAATTTTGTAAGAGCCGTCCATCGTTATTGTACACAAATCCTTTACCAGTACCCACAAATTGTTTCTTTTTGGAACCCACTTTTTTCATTTTTTCTTGAAAATCGCCTATCATCCTTGTTTTCAAAGGCATGAAATGATTTGCTAAAGTGGTGTTATTGGGGTTAGGATGGATGTAGTTGTTTCCACCATCGGATAGTTCTGTTAAAGGAGAAAGACCATCATCGTTAGCATGGGTAGCGTGTAAAATTTCCATATAAGCACTATATGACATTCCTGCACCACCAATACCTTGAAACGGTGTACTCCAAAATTTTCCGGGTCCAAAAGTGAAGTCACCGTCTTTTGATATTTGCCAAAATTCCGGCTTATCTTCATCGGGGTGTGGACCGTGTACAGCAGTGAAGTAACTACGAAGGTTGCGTATTTCTTTTGCTAACTGATGTAATGTTGCACCATTTTTAGCCATTGATTCTATTTCGTCAATAAATTCTGCGTTCACCAAAGGTTCTTCTAAACGCCCGTGTAGTGGGTGGTCTTGTAATAATTCACCAGTATTTGGGTCATAACCTGCTAAATACATCAAGTCCTTCTTGGACATTCGGATGTTATCTTTATGGTTACCTTTACTATGAGTTCTTGAAGCGGCCAACAATTCTTCATAATCCATTTCTTTCATTGGATTTTTATGAATGTCAAGACGAGGGAGTCGCTGTATTTTTCTTGCCGGTTGGCCTTCTTCCGTGTAATTGTCTTTTATTCGTTGTAATATGATACTCGCTAAAGATTCCCCATCCAAAGAATCCATTTTTGTATGAGCAAGATTACCCAGTTGACTTTGTAAGAACATTCCTTCTTCACCTTTAGTGTAATCGTTATCGTTGTCTTCAAGACTATAATGAGCATTTCTTCCCGGCATTGTCATAGGTCGAATAGCCCAATTCATTTCGGGAGTCATACGCATAAGGGCATTGTAAGTTAGACGAGCAGAAGGTATCTTTTCACCGTTAGGCAAAGTAATTGTTGAGTGTTTATCAATCCCTTTTTCATCTAAATGTTTCATTATAGCGGTTCGCTCTTCGGGGCTAAACCATTCAAGTCCAAGTATGTACCCAAGGTGACCAAGATTGTTTGGATGTTCTTCGTAAGTGTCGATATTAAGAGATGTGTCGTTTGACTCCCACTCTTCGGCTTTTGCATCAAAGTGCGCTTCACGCATACGCTGTAGTGCTTCTTTCGGCTCAAGACCCTCAGCAAGCATATCATCATACAATTTGCTGTTTTTCTTTTGCCAACGATAAAAGTCACGATTGTATAAATCGTATTGATGATGATGCATAGTTCCGTGTGGTTGGGTATCACCCACTATACCTATGTTCTTACCACCCACTTGTGCCCCGCTAACAAGAGGATGCTTTTTTCCTAACGACTTAAAGAATGTTTTTTCCATTTCTTTTTCTTTTTCTCCATGCCCACCCAGTGCCCATGATTTGAGCATTTCAATATAATGTGGTTTTCCTGTCACTGAATTAGTGCGTAGAAGAGGGTGGTTTACTTCGTGGAATGGAAAGTGGTGTCGTTGATATGGGTGTGCACCCGATGAAGGTTGATAATATGGCCAAACAGCATGTCGTCTGTTTGATGACACGGGGGATTGAAGTCCATCCTTCCAAACATGGTTTGTAGGCTCACCATGAGAATGTTGCATGGCCATCATGTAGCCAATACCTTCGGGTAGATTGTATGTTTGTGGCTTTAATTCGGTTTCTTCGTCTTCCTCGTCTTTAATGATAAGGTCTGCTGTTCCTTTCAGCGATTTATACAAAGAATTAGTTGGAGGGGTTTTTAGATTCTCAAAGGCAAGAATGTACTCAGCGGCACTCGTGCGTAGGTCAAGACCATCTACAAGTGATTTGAGTAGTTCGTTACTACACACATAGAAATGGTCGTTCATTCAATCACCGCCTCAAAGCGGTTTGAATGCAGGACAAGCGAGAATGTCGGTACCGGGCATTGGACCTTTACATCCACTGTCTTTAGAGCCACCACAAGTACCACAAAGCATTGGAACATTTCTTTCTCGCATTTCAGCCTTTGACTTCTTCAAATTCTTTTTTTCACCAGCAGTATCTTCACGCTCGGCACCAGTACCCTCATGAGGATTCAATCGTGAGCCAAGTTGTTCGATTTTAGAATTTTCTTTTGGAATCTTCTTAGCAGGTACATTTACGGATTCGATATTATGACCATTGGTAGTGTAGTAAGAGGTCTTGGTTTGACCACCCGATTCAGTGACCAAGTGTGGGTTCACATCGGTGATTTTTTCCTTTGGTAGAGGTTTTGGGTTCTCGATTGCGGCTTTCTCCATTCTGCCACTGCAACGCATCTTCATACAGCCGCCCATCTTGTTCA